CGTTGTCCATGATTGTGTTTAGTTGCCGTTAAAAGAAACGAAGGTCGTGTCGGTCGAACTTCCATTTGCGTCGTTGATGGCGTCCTGTAAGTTTCCGAGCATATTATTGAGCTGGGCCAAGTCCGCACGCGAGACACTTTTTCCGTTCAGCGAGTAGCTTTGATTTAACAGCACGGCTTGAATGGCATCGAGTGTCTTGGTTTTAAGAGTCGCCAGCGTCGCGCCATCGAGTCCGAGAAATGGGTTGTCGAGCATTTGCTAATGCCCGAAACGTCAAAAGGTCTTACTCCTTGGGCGGCGTGTAGCGAACCACGTTTGCAATCGTCGCCATGCAGAGCATCATGGCCGAGGTGTCCAAGCCGTGATTTGGTGCGTTGCTTTTTACCTCACGCCATTCCCAGACGCCTGTTCTGATTTCAACTTTGGACTCGCCTTTGAGGTGTTCAAGGTAGAGCGGATTGACGTCGGCGGGCATGAGCCATTTGAGGTCGCCTTTGTTTTCGAGCGCGTTCGCCAAGATGTCTTTGAAGTAATCGCCGCTCCAATCGTAATAGAACACGTCGCCGCCTCGATAGTCACTCGTGCGCGGCTCGCTGAATGGGAAGTTAATCAGCGCGTTCGTGTTCTCGTCGCGCATCGTCCACGTCTTACGCGCGTGTCCTCTCATGCCACGCCAACCAAAGTCGGCGCAGTCACGATCTACGTCGGCGGGCCGGTAGCCTCTGTCTTGCGCCACGCATCCGTCCTGAACCTTGTAACGGTGCTGCATTTGACGGAGCTGGTCGCGCGTCTCGATGCGTCCAAAATAGAGTTGCTTGTAGGTTGGGCCAGTCGCAGAGGAGAAGGCTCCTATCTCTAGCCACCAATGGTCTTGCTGTCGATCGATTGCCATGAAACGAATCACCTCGCCCTCGATCTGTTCGCCATTCGAGAATTGCGAAACGGTGTAGTCGCTCGCTTGCACGAACAAGTTGACGACCTTCTTTTCGACAATCCACGGCCTTGCCTCACGCTTCGTCTTGAACTCGATCTTCATCTTGTCGTCGCCTTGGCGCACGAAGTGGTTATCGGCGGCGCAGAACTCCTCGACGAGTAGGCGCATTGGCCGCGAGACTAAAGCCTCGACGCGGAAACTTTGAAACTCAATCGGCGCGTCAGGTCGCATTGGCACGAACCGTCCGGTGCGTTTCCAAGCGTTGCGCGTAGCGTCGGAGTCTGGTGACTCGTGGCCGCAATGCGGACAGCGGAAACGGCAGGACTCGACGGCGCGCGTCACGTCCCACGTCTCGTCATCGCGCTTTGCTGCTGCATCCCAAACGACGCCTCCGCGCAGACCTGTCTCCTCGTTCTTTTCGAGAGTGAACGCGATTGGATGAACCTTGGCGCACGACGGACATTCTGCGCTCCATTCTTGTTGGTTGCCCGAGCGATAGCTCGTGTCCTCGACGTTGCCAGTTTCCAAGTCCATGACAGGAGCTTGCGACGTGTTGTAGATTTTCGAGCGTCCAACTTCCTCGAAACGAGACACGCGCGCAACCGCATGACCATAAACGTCTTGCCATTTCGGTAGCCATATCTCGTCGTTCACCTTGTAGCGGATGGACTGGCTTTGCTGCGAGGAAAGATTCGCAGGGTTTAGGATAAAAAAGAAACCGCCGAAGTAAATCTCGGTCGTCGTCTTCATCGGGCCAGCGCGCGGCAGCATCTTGGCGACCGGCTTGCAGCTTTCAAAGATCGGGTTGAGCCTCGACTTGGCGTGGCGATCAATCATTTCGTCGGTCTGCATCGTCCACGAGATAGGGCCAGCGTCGTTGCAGATAATCCACGGAATCCAAATGTCGGCTACGAGCGTGCCGCCGATCTGAACTGCCTTCCTAAAATGCACGCGACGCACTAGCGGATTCTGGAGCGCATCAAAGATCGGAATCAGCCACGGCGAGAGGCGCACGTTGAATGGGCCTGACGTTGCGTAGCTCTCGGGCAACACGATGTGCTTGCGCGCCCACTCGTAGATCGGCGAGCGGTCACGCTTCGGCAGCTTGAAAATAGCAAGGCGGCGGTCGGCTTCGGTCATGGGTTGATCGGCTCAACGATTTTCTTTGGCCGTCCACCCTTCTTGCCGTTGGCCTTTGCCGTCGCAATTTTAACCGGAGAGCGCGAACGTCCGCCAATCTTTCCACCCTTTTTACCGAGGGCGACGGCGTATGGATTTTTCATGCGTTGATTTGAACTCGCCATTTGTGCTTAAAAATTAGCGAGGAATGTATTCGGTTTCCCAAGAAACATAGAAAGCATACGACTTAGCAGCAGTTTTAACTTCGTATTCGGCTTGGTCGAGTTTGTGTTTATAGAAAGCATAATTGTTTTCAGAAACTTCAAGCAGTTTAGCCCAATCGTAACCGTCAGGCTTGTTTTTCTTAATACCATCGCGGGCATAAACGAGCGTGTTAAAAGCATTATCGAGCTTCATTGAAATGTCGTAGCGAGCGTTCCTGAGCTTGATAACCCACTGGTCGAGGGTCAGGAGGGTCTTTGCGCGAGCTTTGATTTTTTTTGTCGTTGGCATTTTTTTGTTGGTTGGTCGTTGCTGAACGTGAACAGACAAACCCAAACCGCTTTCGGTTTAAAGCTAAATCGCACTCTTTTTGACCGATTCTTTTTGTGCCGTTTATGGTCAACAACTTACGCAGATTTGACTTTGCTCATCGAGCGCAATTATCGCATCTCCAAGATTTGAATCAGTTCGTATTCTGAAACGAGCCTCTTGTCCCACCAGATTTTACCGTTTGTCGGCATCGTCTTTTCAAATTGCAGCAAGTGAGAACCATGCCATTCCCAGCCTTTACATGGTGCGCCCGCTTTAATTCCGGCTTCCATAATTGCAGCCAGCTCCGGCAGATACCATCGCTGACCCTCAGTTAATCCTTCGCTAAATTCGTTCTGATTAATTTTAGTTTCCACCATCTGGATTTTCATCCTGCCGTAATCGCGGAAAATCCAGTCAATGTCGAAGGCGGTAAACTTTTGTTTCACGCCTGCACACTCCGTCCGCACCCAGCGCGAGAAGTCTAAGTTGCGGTTGAAGGTTTCTTCTTCTCTAGTTCCTGTTATTGGATTCTTCATGCTTCGTCTTTTGTTGCTCCGCCACTCGATGAAAAGAAAGGTCGTTCGGATGTCAGCTCGATCTCGAAATGGTCATCGACGCAACGCCCAGCCCACGCGACTTGGTAGAGCAAACAGTTGGGTCGGTAAATCATGGCAATGATGACGCCAGCGTCGTCGCCGCAAGTGCGGTGCCAGACCATGTCGCCGAGGCGAAACTTTGGTGTGTCGGTCACGTTTCCTCGATGTTAGCCGACCGACTTACCATCTCGCCTTGATAGGTTGCGATGTTGGAGTTGATCACCTCGCGTATCTCGTCTAAGATCAGCGCGCCCTCGACGTTTGCCTCGGCTGCGTTCTTGCCGATTACGCGCTGGCCTAGCTCGACCTCTAGTTTGAGGCGCAGGAGCAGGTCGAGTTTCTGGGCGAGCGTAGAAAACATTTCATCAACGACCTCGCTTGCCACGACCTCGCCAGCCTCGCGCTCATTACGCGCGCGCGCGAGACGGATTTGCTCACGCATCAACTCGGCCTTGAGTTCAGCTAGTCCGCCACCGCTGCCGCCTACGCGTCCGAGTCCGTGCGAGTCCGCCCACGCCTTGACCTGTTCAAACGTGCCGTCATGCGGAAAGCCTTCGCGTTTGCGCCAGTTGCGAAGCGTGCGAATGTCGATTTGCAGCTTCTCAGAAAGCGCAATGAGATCGGGTTCAGGCTTGGGCATATTTTGAGCCTTTGCTTATGTTTTTAGATGCCCACATTGGTTGGAGATTGCGCCAGTTAAAGCACTCAAACATCTGATCTTTTTGGCTCAAATCAAAAGAGGCGCATGGTCTGATATGATCAACGTGCCATTCGCCGTAATTACTCCACGACATTCCTTGTTCAAATTTGTTTTCGATGTAACTTCTAAGAAACTCAACTGAGCAGCCGACCATAGAAAATGAGCCAATGTTGTTCACGCTTTGGTTTTTCATAGCGCACCATATCCGACCCATGACGCGCTTTCTTAGCCTAGCAGACGGAATCGCCATATTTTTATGGTATCTCGCTTTTCTCGTTTCGCTGGGAGTCAGCGAATCGCTTGGCTTAAAATAATTCCTTCGCTTGGTCGTGTCGATTCCAGCCTCCTTGAGAGCATACAAAACCTGTGCGCCTGACGTTCTAAACTCCTTGGCGATTGTTTTGGTTCCTATTCCTTGATGGTATCTAGCCATCATGACGATTATGTTGTCCCACGCTTTGCTCGCAGTTTCCTTAAACTGAATGGCATTGCTTCCGCCCTTAACGTGTCGCGAGGTAAGCCAATCAATCACGTCGCCTTGAATCACTTTATGGAGCTTCCTGTCGTGAGCCCAGCCCTTCGTTTGATCGTGAATTATTCGTCTCAGTTTTGGGCCCACCATTTGCCGATGAAAGAAAAGCGATCCGTTGCAACTTAAGTCCACGAGTGCCATTCGAGAGATTCCTTTTGATTGCGATAATTCTGTGATCGTCTGATCGCAGGTTTGTCCCGTGTAAATGTTTTGCCACCTGTGCAACCAACCCACGCGAGAGTCTGGCGTTCTTCGCGCACGCTGAAAGTTTTGCAGCGGTTTTCGCGCGCCCACCTTTTCGTCCCATAGCTCTAGCTGATTCATTTAGCGAAACGCTTTGGTGTGCGTTAATTGAGTCAATCTTATTTTGTGTTTCTTGCGGAACAATCATGAAAAAAAATTACGTGATTTCTTGCACGAGGTCGCTTAACC